TTATAATGGTCACGATAATAATTATATTGTTGAAAAGAATAGAGAGATTGTTGAGTCCAATAAGGAATTCGACCCGAAAGATTATATCGATGTGCCAAAAATGAAGGAGGAGGGCGTTATGCAACAGCAACCGCAGGTTACAGTTGCGAGGAATCTTACGGATAACCAAACAGTTAATTGTTCATATTATCGTCGTTTGCGTGCTTGGGCTATGTGTTGTCCTGCCGTTAAGGTTAATATATTTAAAGCAACTACTTTTTCGTCTTTTAGTACTCTCGTGTTGGAGCATCAGCAAGCATTTGTACCTGGAATGATGTTAAAGAATTCCATTGATAGTGAGATACAATTGAAATCTCCTCCAAATACCTTCGATTTTACTAAGGAGGAATTAGCTGCATTAATAGCGGATAAACTCACTCAAGAAATTGAGTCTGATGATGAGGAGGAAGGATCAAGCGAATCCGATTCTGATGTCTCTGTTCTTAGATTGTCGAAGAGACGACGAGAGGAGAAAAAAGAGAAAGATCAACTTTGGGAGTCTTTTAAGAAGGAAAAATTGAAGGAAAAGCTTGGTCCTGAGGTATCTGAAGGTAAAGTTGAACCGTCAGCACCACCACAGAGTGCATCGTCGTCATCTGACGTACCGAAAAGAAAATTTGCCAAGAAATATGTTTCAAATGTTGAGGTCTCTAGCGATGATGAGCATGATGAGGTCTTAAGAGCCAGGGTTTTCAGTGAAAATGTTAAACCGTATCATTCGAAGGACTTTGATGATCAACCAGTTATGTCGCAGGAGTTTTGGAATACTGTTTCTGAGCAGACAGCATCACAGGTCGAGAAGCCGCTCCCGGTCGTTGAAGGTGAGGGGATGGCTGCAACAGTTGTGTGCCCACCTATTGTGAGATTGTTGCCACCAGATTATCCTTGTTTTTGTGAGGCGAAAAAGACTTGCGTTTTTCCCCCATTGATAGATGCGTATTGTAACGTTAAACATGATGAAGCTATCGTAATGAAAGCTTATGGTGATGGTAATTGTTTGTTGCATTCCGTAATCGGAGCGATGGGGTTGAGGGAAACTGTTGACGCACTCAAACAGATATTGTTATTGTCACCTGCGATGCACATGGCATGTAATGCTGTGGCGTTACGTAGAGTGCTGAATGCTCGGAATCAGCATACTGGTTTAGATATGCTGAGATTGGTTTCTTTGCATTATAATATCGACGTATGTGTACATACTGTTAATGTGCCTGAGGGAGTTGATCCCTATGCGAATCTACCTGTTATAGATGTGCAGAGGATAAGATCTGATCGTGCTTTGAGAACAATTCATTTGCGGTTTTCGCAGTCACTGCTTAAGGGCGTCGACGGTCATTATGATTGGTTGGCGGTTGCTGATGAGCCCGTTGTTAGTAATTTAAAAATTGGTGCTGGATTTTGCACTACTACTAGATTCTTTCAGCGATTTTCTGAGCAGCTATTAGGTAGTGTTCATTATACTGAGATTTTGTTGGCGTTACATCATATGTATGAAAATAGAGAACCTGCAATGACTCTCGGCTGGATCTTTGGTATACAGATTCCGTATAATGGAAGGATCTATGGTAAAGGACCGTTAGTCAAGGTCACTCAGGAGAGTGTTTTTGAGTTCCATTTTATCGCGGAGAACGTAAAAATATCGATGAGTGATCTTTTCGCAGCTTTGGACAGGGCAATCTTGACGCCAATACATCGCGACGCAAGGAATTTCGCACAGCGTGTTGATCCGTATGCAAATATAGTGCAATACGTAGATGGGCGATTGCGTAATCGGTCGGCTTTGAAATTGATAGAGATGTTGGTTTCGTATCCAAAATTGTCGGCGGGTAGAATTTCTGGTAAACCACAGGGACAGTTTACCGCGTTGGATCTCGGTGGTGCGCCTGGTGGATGGACTGTTTTGTTAAGACAATGTGAGTATTTGGTTACAATGGTCACGCAGAGGGATGATCGGATTCCCGTATATCCTGATTTGGATGCACAGGTTATTTACCAGTCTGCTTTCGACAGGATTGAAGGAGTTTATGATCTTGTTGTGTGTGACGTTGCTACCGATGAAACTTACTCATTTATAAAGTCGCATGAATATTTTTGTTCGGCCTTGCAAAAGATTGAGAACCTTAAGTTGGGTGGAAGTATGATAATTAAGCATCATAATGTCTTATCGCTTATAGCGAATTGGCATTTGTATGTTCAGTTTGGTGACTTTCAACTAATGGACGTTTTTAAACCGGTCTTTTCAAGACCGTGGAATACTGAGGTTTATGTGATGTTACTTGGACGTGTCGAGCAGAGGAGGGTCGTTCCTGTTTCTTTCGATGCTTTGGAGAGGTATAAATCGGCTGTCACAATGGTTGTACCATATTTGAATAACTCGCATTTGAAGCACGATAGAATTCCAACCGATTTGAATTTACAATTTTTACGGTTGTGGCGAGAGGTTAAACCACCGATACCAGAGGAAAACGGAGAAATAACAGTTGCTGAAATACTGAACGGACCATTCGTATGTATCGAAGATCTTTACTCCTCGGATGATGATAGTGAGGTGTCATCTGTTTGTTACGAGGAGTTAGGAGTAGACGAGATCTCGTTGAGTGATGATGTTATATCGCGCTCTTTCGATGTGAGTGAATCTCACGAAGTGATTGCGTTGCCCATTGTCGTGCCCAGCGAAGCTGAGATACCTAACGATGGGGATGATGTTTATTCTGCAACAGTTCAAGAGTTGACTAACGAGAGACTTCAAGCGGAACACATTGTTCAGCGCGTTGAGAATCAAATGAAGGGCATTCAAGAAATTGTAATACCCGAACGTTTTGAAATTAGTCTTGAATCTGATGAAGTGGTTGAAAAGAATCAGCGTCGTAAGAATAAATGGAGAAGAGCTTTAAATTTGCTAACTGGAAAATCTCATAAATATGAAAGGCTTAGGGATGAAACTGTAAAGGAACAAGAGCCTCCTGAGATAGAACAAAAAGTAATTCTCGCGGAGGTTTTAGACGGCAGTCCTATACTTCCAGTTGGAAAGTTGAAGGGAGTAAAATCCAAGAGCGATATACCTAGATTTAAGAATGAGGTTGAGAATTTAACTAAGAGTTTGCCCATGTGTACTTATAGTGGTCACGACCAGATTGCCGCAGCATGTATGATGTTGAAACAACCATTGGGCGATTTGGTACACAAAATGTTATGTAGATTTTATGAGAGGAATGTTGCTTATATTTTTTTGCAAGGGAACGAAGAGGTCTATGAATTTTTATTGTTCGATAATGCGTATTCGGAGGTTATGACTAATGCAAGATATGTTTCATGGTTAAATACAACTCATGCCAAGGATGAAACTCTATTTCTAAGCATTTGTGAGAGAACAAGGCTGTTGTTGCGAGTGTATCGTCCGGATCTTGAAAAAGATTTGGATGATGAAAAAGTTCGGCAGCAGTTATTGACGAATATGAATGCCGGTTATATGAATAGAGAGTTTGAAGATATCATTCAGAAGAGGAGCTTTGTTCGTTTTATAATTAAAAACGTTTATGCTTTTGCTTATCTCTTTGCTTCATCCGTTATTGGCGGTACTGATGTCGAAATTTCGAATCGAGCGCAAATGATGGCTCAAAATTTCTCCATAAATCTTTTATTGAGTAAAAACTATATTGATTCATATGACATTGCGGAATTGCGAAAAAAGAAAATTAAGGTTGTTAAGAAGATTGACGCGAAGTATAAGGAAAGGAAGTTATATTATCAAAGGTCTGGTGATTACATTTATGAGGATGGTTTGCGTAAGAGAAAAATTGGACCATTTACTGCGTACACACAGTCCGAGTTGAAGCAGACTGTTGATTCTATTGATGAGCAATTAAAGAGATATTTACCACCCGATGTTTTGTATGCGGATGATATTGATTTAAAGATGATGAATAAAA